AATAAAAAATTCAGTTTTCGAATCAATCGATTCAAAAATTTTTCAAGAAAAAAATATTGTTGATTTGGACCTTCGGACAAGTGGGATATCAAAAGGGAAGAAATCATTTTTCAATTTGGAAATCAATCTATATACCTTAAAAGAAATGGATTTCAAGTGCGATGAAATTAAAGAATCCATAAAAAATATTGTCAAATCAATCTATAAAAATAACGTGGTTCAGAACAAATACTTTGAATTTTCAATTTCTAAAAAAGATGAAATTTAACAAACTATCTGAATCCGTATATTTATCTTAAAAGATTAGATGAAAAATTTAAGAATTTTAGAAGCTAGCGAACTTGGCCACGGTATATTGATTGAAATGGACGCGGGTTGGGTTTCTCCAAAAGATGCTCAGAATGTTGACATTCTAAAAGAAGCATCAAATTTAGATTATAGAAATCCATTTGAATTTTATGCGGTTCTTCAAAAATACGATACTCCAAACAGAAATGGTAGAACATATCCTGAAAGGATTTTGAAAAGAGAAGCAGATAGATATAAACAATCTATTTCTAAGGGTTTGTCGACATCTGAATTAAATCACCCCGAATCATCATTAATAGACTTGGACAGAGTATCTCACATCATTACAGACATATGGTGGGATAAAAATATACTCATGGGAAAACTCAAATTATTGACATCTCCAGGGTTCCACGAAAGAGGTATAGTTTCAACAAAGGGAGACCAAGCGGCTAACCTAATGAGACAAGGAGTAACTTTAGGCATTTCTTCAAGAGGTGTTGGGTCATTGAAAAAAGTTGGAGAAAGAAATGAAGTACAAGATGATTTCGAATTAATATGTTTTGACTTGGTATCGTCACCTTCAACTCCTGGAGCATATTTGTTTTCAAATCCTGACGAACGAAGTAAGTATGAAGAAAATTTAGAGGAAGAAAGAAAATCTAAACAAAATAATGAGTATGCTGAAAAGTCGGTTGACTTAATGAAAAAATTAGACGATTTTTTAAGAAAATAAAATTATGGAAGAAAAATATTTTGTAGCAAAAATTCAGTACGATTTTCCTGATGAAAACACAGGTAAGATTAAAAAAGTCAGAGAAGAGAAATTGGTAAAAGGTTACTCTGTAACAGACGTGGAAGCAAAAGTAACCAAGAAGTATGAGGGTTTTACTCATGATTGGAGAATTACCGCGGTGTCTGAAAGTAAAATCGACGAGGTGATTGAGTAATCAACATTATTAAACTGAAACAAATGAAGTGGTCAATAGACCACTTTTTTTATTTTGTGGGTATTGTAAAATGACTTTTTTTAATTTTGGTACTATTTATATGATAAATTAAACAATTTTTTTCTATGCAAGAAAATAAAAACTTAGTACAGGAGGCGTTAATTCAAATGAGAAATGTTGAAGAAGCAATCGCCCAAAACGCAAAAGGAATACTTGCTTCTACTATGAAGGAAGAAATCAATCAGTTAGTAAAAGAATCTCTATCAGAACAAGATATGGAAGATGAGGTTGAATTAGATACAGACATCGATATGGATGTACCTGTTGATAATGAAGATGATATGGAAATGGACATGGATTTTGACATGGACATGGATATGGATTCAGAAGAAAGTCCAATAGATTTAACTGACGCATCTGACGAAGAAATTCTGAAAGTGTTCAAGGCTATGGGTGAAGAAGATGGAATTATCGTTAAGAAAGACGGTGAGGATATTCACTTGAGCGATACTGACACAGATTCCGAATACTTAGTTAAGCTTGGTGAGTCTGAAGAAGACGAAGAAGAATTAGACGAAGCAATGCACATGGATGAAATGGATGTTGACACAGAAGATGTAATCAATGCAATTTTCTCTAAAGATGGAGATGTTGAAGACATCGACATGGAGGATGAAGAAGTTATGTACGAAATCGAATTTAACGAAGAAGACGACGACGAAATGCACGAACAAGAAGACGACGACCAAATGGAAGAAGAAATGCATGAAGAAGAGGATGAAGAGTCCGAAGAAGAAATGCACGAAGAAGACGACGACCTGATGGAAGAAGACGACGAAGAATTGGACGAATCTTACAACCACAGAAGATCTGTTAGAGAAGGTAAATCGACAGTAAAACCTAAAGGTGTTGGAATTGGTTCTGGACCTAAATTCACTTATAACGGTAAAACCGCAGGTGGATTCAAAGAGGACAAAAAAGAAGGTCCTAAGACAATGGGTACAGGAAAACCAAAGTTCGAATACAAGAAAGGTGAAAATATGGAACAAAAATCCAAAGTTGTTAAGGCTGAAACAAAAGAGGGAGCTCACGGAATGAAAAAAGGTGATGAATCTAAAACCATGCCAGGTAAAAAAGATTTTACAACCAAAAAAGGTGACACTCTAAAGAGAAAAGCTTTCGAAAAGGAAGAAACTAAAGAAGCAGCAAGAACTTATGGAATGGGTTCAAAAGAAGGACGAGGACTTAGAAAAGGTATTACTAACAACAGAAATTATGTTTATGGTAAAAACGGAGTAAAAGTTGAATCCACAGAATCAGAAGTTAATATGTTGAGAGAAAAGAATGAAGAATACAGAAAAGCGTTAAATGTTTTCAGAGAAAAACTTAATGAAGTTGCAATCTTCAACTCAAACTTGGCATACGCTACAAGATTGTTCACTGAACATTCGACTACTAAAAAAGAAAAAATTAACATTCTTAGAAGATTCGATAATGTAGATACTTTGAAAGAATCTAAAAATCTTTATAAGTCAATTAAGGATGAATTGTCTAAAACTGAGTCAACACCAATTAACGAATCAGTGGAAACTAAGTTAAACAAGAGTGTTTCTACAGGTTCATCAACTACCCTAATTGAATCAAAAACTTATGAGAATCCTCAATTCTTAAGAATGAAAGATTTGATGAGTAAAATTGGGTAATCAAAATTAAATAAACAAATAAAACAAACAAAACAAAATACTAAAAATGGGAGCATTATTAGAATCAGGTCTTGTAGGTAACATCGGTCTTAAGCACCTTAAAGTTATCAAAGAAGACACAATCAACAAATGGGACAAATTAGGATTCTTAGAGGGTCTTAAGGGTCACATGAGAGAAAACGTAGCTCAACTTTATGAAAACCAAGCTTCTCACTTAATTAACGAAGCATCATCTACATCTGATACAGGTGCATTTGAAACAGTTGTTTTCCCTATCGTTAGAAGAGTATTCTCTAAATTATTAGCAAACGATATCGTTTCAGTACAAGCTATGAACTTACCAATCGGTAAATTATTCTACTTCGTACCTAACATTCAGGCGTACACTGATCCAACAAACTTAGCGAATACTGGTATTCACTATGCACCTTACGGTTCACCAAACGCAGCGGATGATCAAACTCCAAATTCTGGATATGATTACAACAACACAAAGGATTTGTATGACAGATTCTATGAAGGTAACGAACCAGCTTTAGATCCTCCAGGATTGTTCGATTATTCAAAAGGACAATATTCTTCAATCACTGCTACAGTAGTTACTGTTGCTTGGGATGCTGATTCATTAGTACCTTCAGCGTATACTGAGTCTGATTACAGAAAAGTATTGATTGCAATGTCAGGATTTGCTTCTGACGGAGCAGGTAAGTTAATTGGTCCTGACGGTCAACCAATGGATAACGAAGCTTTCTTATCAGATTTAACTATTAAAGGTGCCGCTGGTAACGTTAACACTGCAGCAAACGTAAACAACCCTTACTTATTCAGAGTTGTAACTCAAAGATATGGTAAAGGTATTGTTCAGTATGGTAACAACAACTCTACATTGGTATTCCCTAACAGTAAAACAGATGGCGGTCAGTATGACAACTTGTGTGATGCTGCAGGTGTAATCTACTTAGAAGTTGATTTACAGGTACCAGTATGTATCACTTGTGGTGGTTCATTAGACGGTTACACAGGATCTACATTCTCTTCTTCTACAGCAGATAACAATGCATTCACTGCTACTTATAGAATCTATAAGAACTTGGAATTCGAAGATAGAATTGGTGAAGTTTCTTTTGACCTTATGTCAGTAACAGTTTCTGTAACTGAAAGAAAGTTAAGAGCACAGTGGTCTCCAGAAATGGCACAGGACGTTGCGGCATTCCACAACATCGACGCTGAGGCTGAATTAACGGCTTTATTATCTGAGCAAGTTGCAGCTGAAATCGACAGAGAAATCTTGAGAGACCTTAGAAAAGGAGCGGCTTGGAACTTAAGATGGGATTACAATGGATGGAAGAGATTAGGATCTAACGCAGTTCCTTATACTCAGAAAGATTGGAACCAAACTCTTATCACAGCAATCAACCAAATTTCAGCACAAATCCACAAATCTACATTAAGAGGTGGAGCTAACTGGATCGTT